TTAGTCTATTTTTTCTAACTCTTTAAGCAACCTGTATGCTTCTATTCTTAACTCTTTCTCATCCGGATTGTTTTCCATAAGTTCTTTCTTTATCCGGTTAAGCTCTTTTCTGGGCGTTTTCTTCTTTTCCAGCTCTTCTATCTGTAATCTAATCTCTTTATCTATGTTGCGTTTTGCTGCAGTAATTTTATCAAGCGCTTTAACTATCTCAAGTTTTGCTTCAAACTGCTCATATTCGGCAGGCGGCATATCACGGCGCTCGTTTTTGTATGTATCCATTAACGCTTTTATTTCTTTTTGAGCGTCAAAGTATGCCTGCATATTACGACCATACCAGAAGTTGCCTCGCTGTGTAAAAGGATTAAACATTTCAAGGTATTCATTCGGATCGCTAAACAACTTATCAGCGTGCGTTGCAAGCTTAACAGTTCTTCCGGCACTTTGCTCAAGAAAGAAATCAATTTTAATCGGAGACATATCTGTTTTTGCGCCAAGAGCTTTTGCGAAAGAAGAAGTCCTATCAGTATATTGATATCTTGCTTCCTTACCTTGCAAGGTAAATGGGACTATATCGCTTACTTCCGGAAACACTTTTTTATTAAAAGCTAACTGTAAAGACGGTTGAAAACCTTGCGGAATAACAGATAAGAATGCGCCTTTAGGTTCTATTATGTTCATTCCCTCTGGTAATATAGAAGTTAAGTTTTGAGCATAGTCTTTTAAGCCGTATTTTGCGTCTCCATTATACTCATTTATGGCCATAACTACAAGATTGGCAAGCATACCGAACATCTGTTCCATAGGTATTCTTACAAAATTGCCGTCATTCTTTAGGATATACTGATACATTGCCGCCATTTGAATTGGCAAAGAATCAAGATTAGCTCTCAATCCCTCATCTTCATTTGCTTTCTTTTGGTTTTCATAATTCTGATAAACTGCATAACCTATTGTTGCTCCGGCCATAAGAAGCCATTTTATGCTTCTGTTCATACTTTTATTATTTGCTTTATCAGCATTACCGAAAGCTCTTGAAAGCTGATTTAATACCTGAACTGTGGCGTTAAAATACGGTATGGTTCTAATCCAATTATTACCGCCCCACCAATTACCTATTTTGTGGAATGATCCTGAAACATTGCCAGCGTCTTCAAGCGCCTGCACAACGCTTTTTCCGTTCTTTCTTGCAAGTATATATTCTGATACTCTCGTTAGTTCTTCTGAAAGTTCTGACGGTAAAGATAAAACATTTAATGTTTCAGCAGCTACGTTACCTGCTCCGCCAAATGCTTTTTTAGAAACACCTTGAATGCGTGCCAACATAGTTTCTGTATCTAATGTATCGTCCATTCTGCTTCGTGTATGTCTTTCACGGGCAATTTTATGATATTCTTCTGACCATTTTTTATATTCTTTATTGCCAGCCATAAGTTTAGTTAAAGTGTCAGCTTGGCTTACTCCCATAATAAAACCATTTTGAGATACTACAGCCGATGTCATTGTATCTCTGGGGACGTTGACTAAAGCAAAAGGCGGATATGAGCCTGTTGTGCCGGCAACAAAAGCTTTTTTAGCTAACAAACAAAACTTTAACACAAAGTCTATACTTTCTTTTGTGCTTATATTATCTAAAAGCTTTTTCAAATCTTGGTCAATTTCATAAAATGTCGGCTTTCCGTTATCCCAAGAAACAAAAAGCTTGCTATCATTCAGTTGCGGATACATAATCTTTCCGTCAGAGATAGCAGTTTTTGTTGGAACTTTTTGGGCATATTCGCTAAAAGCACCGCCACTACCAAGAGCTTTTGCGGTTTTATTGTTTATAATGGTTTGAACAGATTTCAGTAAAACACGGCCATAAAACTCTTTTGCTGCTTCAACAGGGCTTATAATATCAAGCTGGCTACCGTGCATTTGATGTAATGTAGTTCCACCGTATGTCTTCTTTCCTATACCTCTTCCACTCTCGCCAAGAACTTCATTATAAATATCTCTTCGGAAAGCTACATAATTCTCGTGCTTAATAAGTCTGTTATAAGTTGCTTCGCTGATTTGTCCTGTTTGTTTTAATAGTTCCAAACTTTCTTTTTCAAGATTATAAAGCTTATCAGCCGTCTCTTGATACATAGGTTTATATTTTTCATAGGTAGCATATATATCTTTTTTAGCAAATCCATTATTTGAAATAATTTTTGTGATTTCTTTTCTGTCGTTAAGCAAAATTTTAATGCCGTCCTTTATCTGCTTTTCAAGAGTTTCATCCTTATCGGTTTTTGCTTGTTTTGCATTTTTAATCTGTGCTTTAATTTCCTGATTGATAGCGTCAACTCTATTATAAAAGCCAACGGTTCTTGCAGATACGAGGTATGGTTCAAAAAAAGGATTATCTTGTTTGAACTTATCTATGTCTCCGTAACCATAATCAAACTTCTTAACAATATCTCCGGTTGTGCTATCTATTCCAAAAAAGCTATTACCGTTTAAGTTAGTGCTTAACATTGTAGGAACATAGCTTTTAAAATTAGCCCAATTATTTATTCTATCAACACCTTGATTACCTATAATTTTATCCATTTTCTCATAAGGGAATAAGCGGTCAAAAACTTCATATACAGCTCTTTCCGCTACATTGAGGAAAGGCTTTTTAGGTTGCGGCATTGTTTTATTTTCTTGGATTATCCTTGAATTGATTCTACCCTCTGGGGTTAATGCTTGATATCTCTTAACAATATCTCTTGCGTCTTCATAAAACGCTTTAAGTTTAGGATTATCCATAGCTTGTGCAAAAGCCCAATTATAATTGAGTTTGACATAATCAGGGTTCTCTATCGCTTTCTGTAAAAGCATAGCTAAACCCTCTTCAGTTCCCATTTGAGCGTTTTTAATATCTATTGGATATTCTTTTTCTGCAATGCGTATAAGCTCTGCCTTGAACTCTTTATTCAAGTTCGGAACATCTCTTAACCTTTTGGTTATACCGTTATCAATATCCAATGCGTGAACCGTCTCGTGAGCAGCGGTGCTAAAATCATTTAAAGCATTTAAGTATATATTGCCGGTTGTATTGTAATATACTCCAAGAGCATTTTTTGGCCTGTTTTTACTTTCGGCAATTAAAGAGTTCGGAGCGTGCTTCTTCATAAAATTTAAAACTTCTTGCGAAAGTTTAAAAGTTTCCTGCTTCTCACGGGGAGTCATATTCTCAACATCATTAGTAGTAGGATAATTTGATATACTCTCTGCCTGCTTTGTAATATCCGGAGATTTTAAATCTTCCTTATTGACATTTTTAGTTTCTTGTGGTAGTATATCATTAGGCTCCGCACTGATGATGCGCTCTGAAATGGGTGTATTGATGTTAGTGCGGAGATTATTTTTATTTATAAGTTCAAGTGTATATATTCTGTTTCCGTGTTCAACACTTTCCTTTAATAATACAAAAGCGTCTCCACCACTCTTATCAAATTTCACAGGCGTAATAAATTCTTTTACTGATTTTATATTTATATCTTTATCTCTATCAGATCTGCTTCTTATAAGAGTTGCATTCTTGTAAATATCTGCTATATTCATTGCTGCTGCATAATGTTGTTTTCTTGTAAATCCATTAGCAATACTTTTTAGAACTGCAGCATTGCTAACCAATTTATTTCTCTGTCTTGCATTTATTTCAGCACTTATTCCTGTTGCATCATTAACTAAACTCTTGCCCGTAATTTTATTCAAATCAGTTATTACCTTATCTAAATTTACATCTGTTTTAGACAAGTCAACTTCTTTGTTAGAATAATCATTTATATTCTTTGTATTACCTTTTGGAGAGAAAGGAACATAGTTATCATATTCGGACATATCCCAGCTTGAACCTTGTTTAATTGGTTCAGTTGGCTGTTCTTCTATGATATCTTGCGCCGGATCATTTAATATATCGTTAGCTTCTTTCTCTCTTAACCGTGCGTTAGTTGTTTCCAAAGCTTCAAGCTGTTGCTGAATGAGTTTAGTTTGTTTGGACGTGGCAATGCCTTGTTTAAAATCAGATATTGCTTTAAGCATATCTCTTTTATTTATAGCCTCTGTTCTATTCTTACCAACAAGTCCGCCGATAAAATCATACTTGGATTCAAACAGCCCACCTGTTTCAAGGCCTGCGCTATACTTCTTATCAGATAATATGCCCTCTATAAAATTGATTTTACTGACTGTTGCTGGAACAGTCATATCAATTGTAGGTTGAGATTGTGGTATCAATGTAGGTATAGCAGCAGGTGCTATTTCTGGAGCTATGGGTATATTTGGGCGTGGAGCAATAATAGGCTCTGCAGATGTAGTTGCATTTGCAGATGTTGTTCCTATTTGTCTTTGTGGAACTATATTTGTTTTTGGGCTTCCGCTGACAAGATTAGTATCTTGAACTACAGTCGTATCATATACATTTTTTCTTGGTATGTAAGTATCTGGGTTATTCTTTCTAACCCATTTTGCACCTCTAATACTATCTTCTACAGTTCCTACCGGAGCACCTGAATCAATACTCTTTTTAAAATCATTTACAACTTTATCAACTTCAGCTTTAGGATACTTTGCTTGTTTTAATTTTTCACCATAGTTTTCAACATTCCGTTTAAATTGTGTTTTGCTTGCTGAATTTATACCTTTAGCTATAATTGCAATATCCCCAACCATTTCCAAAATCATACCGCCAATCCTTACAGCCTCTGGAGTATTTTCTGGCAATAGTTCAGTAAATGAACGATTATCTATAGGATTATAATTTTCACCTTTAGAAAGTTGAACAGTAGCATTTCTTATTTGTTGTATTCCCTCAAGAACCACAGGGACAACATATGAGCCTGACATAATCATAGGCACATATCCTAAAGTGCTTATAAATTTTCTCTGATTTCTATCTATTTTTAGAACATCTTCCCAGGTTTCAACACCATAGCTTTTAGCTATTCTCTTTTGCAAATCCGGTGTTAGCTGATTGGCTATGGCATTAGCTTTAATCCAATCCTCTTGTGAAATCTCTTTATCTTGAAATTGTTCAAATTTATTTAAACCTAATACTTTATATAAAGCTTTATCAAAAGATGATAGTTTTCTAATTGGAATTTTTTGATTATTGATTTTATCTTCCAAAGCTCTAATCTCATCAGATTTTATATCATCATCTGCAGTTCTTGCTCTTAAAGTTTCTTGTCTTTTTTCAGGAACATATTGTTTAATCTGTTCAACAGTATCTTCTATATTAACAGGTTTGGCAGTTGATATATCAAACTTACCGGATGATTGAATTTCATCAACAGGCTTTGCAGTAGAGATATCAAACTTTATAGGTTTGGGAGTTTCATCAACTACTTTTGCAGTTGATATATCAAATGCCATATTTTATCCTTTCCGATTATTTAAAATTCTTCAAATGAACCGTCTTCATAAACTCTTGCTCTATTGCCATTCTCGTCAATCATAACTTTGAAATTGCCTCTTGGCTTCACCGGCGCAGGAGCGGCTTTAGTAGCAGGCTTTGGCGTAGGTTTAGCGGCTGCAGGCTGACCACCATATTGATTAATAAAATCTCCGAGAGCGCCCAATGTTTCAGCATTCTGGTCTTTCTTTTTTGGCTGTGGTATAAGACCAAGCTCTGTCGCTAACTCTGCGTCAACTTGGTTATAAAATCCCATTAGATCTTCTAAATCTTTTTGAATTTTTGCTCTTTCCGCAGAAGATACTTTTCCAAGCTGTAATTGGTTTTGAGCATTATTGATTCTTGAATTGAGAGCTTTCTTAGTCTGTATTAGTCTATCTACACGTTCTTTACTTGCACCGCTTTTGTTTTCACGATTATTTCTATTTATCTCGCTTTCTATCTTTCTACGCTTTAAATCAGCGTCCGGATCTGGTCTTGGAGTATTAATTATATCTCCGCTTAAATAGCTATCAAGCGTTATCGGAACATCTTTGATATCAGGCATATACGAGGAAGCGACTTTACCAACTTGTTTGCCGCCAATAGTCATACCGGCAGGAGCATTCAATCCTGCCTCTTTTGATTGCAAGAAATTAACAATCGGCGTTGCTTTCTGATTTATATAATAATCATAATCTTTGTTAGCTCTATCTTGCTTTTGGTTTCTATGGTATCTGGTATCCTCGTCTTTTTGATTTCTGGTATATCGTGCGCTCTCATCTTCATTGTTAGCCGTGCGATTCCGATTAAAGATTTTATCCTCATAATCTTTATTAGCTTTATCTTTTGCGTCCTCTCTATTTATACCTGCTATAAAATCCAAATATTTAGCAAGAGTAGATAATCCAGCTCCCCAATCTGCGTCTTTTAGTGCCATAATATCCCCCAAAATTTAGGCATATGAAGCCATAAGTTCTTTATATCGCATATTACTTTCTTGACCTTTTAACCATTGCGATAGATTAAAGCTATCTCTATTCTGCGCAAGGCCTAATCCTGCCTGCGTATTCTGGTCAATTAAGCCTAATCTCTTATCGGTTAGGTCTTGATTAGTCTTTTGCGTCATAGCCAAATGTCCGCCGATTGTGCCGCCTCTGTTAGCCATTGTAGTAGAAACATTGGACATAGCTTCTTTACCGGCTCTTGCAAGCTGATTCTCTTGGCCTGCAGTTAAGTCACCGGATAAGTATTGATTTATAAATTGGTCAAAAAAGCTCTCGTATGGAGATTGGTATGGAGTATATCCATAACCGCTCAAATATCCACGAGCTGCCGTATTTCTTTTTTTAAGCGCCTTTTCCTGACTATTGCCGGAAATTAAAGAACCTATTGTTCCTACCCCAGCTGCAGCAAGAGTTATTGGATCTACCGCCATAATAGTTCTCCTTTTACGGCATTACTGCCGCTTGTATTTGATATATTTTTCCATTAACATTTATGCACAAAAATAGGTTTCCGCCCAAAGCATTAAAAAGAACTTCATTATTAACAGTCATTTTTTCAATCTGTACTTTAGTTGCATTTTGTAAAACCCTAAACTGTTTATCCTGCATATTTTGAAAAAGAATAGTGAACAAATCGTTTATCTTATCATTGCCGCTATCTTTTAAAATCTCAAATGGTTTCTGCATATTACCGCCTATTAAGCTCTCTCAACGGAGACCATATAGCTTCTAACCTATGTATTTGAGTTATTGGATTCGCTGTCCAGCTAACTTTTAATTGTATGGTCTGGCCTCTGACTATACCAGCTAAAGTTTGTCTTATCTCATAAAGTTTGTTATAAGGCTCGGCCGTAAAGTCAATGTACGGTTCATCATCAAGCTTGTATGATATTTTTATTGCGTCATTTGTCAAATATAGCGCTTTTACATATCTAAACAAGTTTTCAACATCGGTAAGTCTAAACTTTCTTGTTTCAAAGAAACATTGATAAAGTTGTCCTTTATCTAAATAATTGTCCGTAAATTGTTTATAAACAGTTCCGTCCAAGAGAGAGCCGGAATAAAAGTCTGTATGGCTGTTCATATAAACGCTATTTTGAGCATTTGTTCTCTTAAGCCAATATCCCTCTTTATGATACAAGAACTCATTGTCTCCAATATTGATAATGTATCGGTTCTCAAATACTCCGGATGTTGTTGTATCTACTTTCTCCACACCTTTAAATCCAATAGATATAGAATTTAAAGTTCCATACAATCTGCTTATATCTTTAAATACTGCTTTGACTTGAACATACTTATATAAAGCAACACCGGTTGGGATTTGTTGTCCGCTTTGCACTTGCGCATATTGAGCATTTAAAACATCCTGCGCATTTGCAGCCGAGCGTATATAAAAATCTATATACGGCAAATCAGATAAGTTACTAACTAAAGCGCTAAAATTTAACCACGCCGTAGGATTAGACAAAGATATATTTAAAACTTCGCTTTCGTATGTATAAGGAACCTGTCTCGTCTCAAATGCCATAGAATATATTTGAACTTTTTGAGAAAAGATTATCCTATATCTAAAATATCGTTTTGAATTGCGATTTACATTCCAATCAACCTGTAATCTTTGATTAAGATCCGCAAGTCTGAAAAATGATTGCTGAACTATATCAGCTGGATCTATGTCATACCAAGAAGCTTTTGGCTCATCATAACTTGCATATTCAACAGATAAAAACCAACCGTTATATGTTGAAGCTGTTGGAGTCTGAACGTCAAAAGTTATTTTGCCTAAATTGAAGCTTGGACATTTAGTATCTACTTCTTTTGATATAAATTCTGTGCCACGAAAGAGAATAGTTGTAGCTATAGGATATTCTCCCTCTACACGACCTAAATTTAGATCACTGACATCTCCTACATTTTGACCAATTGCTGTTGGTCTGTTAAAATCTATACTAACAGAACCAGCCTCGCCATTCATATCTATACCAATACTTAAATTTAATATGTTTCCGGTAATAGCTGTTGCGTCTATATTTTTAGGTATATAATTATATGAGTATCCGATAACAAATTGATCCATAGGAACACTATAAATAATCTTTCTTGGAGAGCTGGTATTGTCATAAATATTAAATTTTACTTTTGAAAGATCTGGATTACCTAAAACATTCCTTGCTGTTGACATTAACATTATGTAGTCAATATTATATTTGCCGACATTATCAACATCTTTTGCTGTAGTGACTCTTAAACCAAAAGGATGATCTTTAGCCGAACTCACTGTAGTCATTACGGTTTGAAGTGATGTAGCGCTTAACATAACACGCCCAGAACCCCAAATAGTAGCGTCACTTCCGCTTATACCTGCTCTTGTATATTTGTCATAGTTATAAAGAAAATCAAAAACTTTATAATTATTGTTATTAAAGGCCTGTGAACCTTTGAAAAAATATCTATCAATCAACGCAACATTATTATTTGTTGTATTAATACCTTTGAGATTTAATCCTAAAAACCAATTACTATTTTTAACATAAGAGTTTTCTTTTTCAATTCCCTTATACGATGATCCGGAAATTGTGTAGTTCCTTATAGCGTCATCTATAAGCTCGGCACTATTACCATTTAATGCAGCTATACCGTCTTGGCTTAAATAAACTAAATTTGAGTTATACTTGCTTATCGTTCTCTGCGCTACCGCTCCGAACCCTGTATCAAGCCTTGTAGAACTCCACAGGTCATTTGATCCGGTTGTTAAATATCTATAAACATTATGCGTTTTGAAAACGAAAATGTAATTTTCATTTAAAGATTTCAGTCCGGTAATAAACTCTCCGTCATCTTTACCGACTTCGTCATAATTTAATCCATAAATAGGATTAAAGTTTTCAGGCTCATACGGTTCGCTCCAATATAAGCCTGTGAAAGAATCTTGGACATTTGCGAGGAAAAGCCGCTCGTTATGAACTTCAATATATCTTGCGGCTTTTGGAACTACATCAGGAGATCCGACAGCATTGGTTACTCCAGAAACAGTTGTTTCCGCTATTTTAAGTATCCTGCTATCTTCAAATCCAGCATTTTTAATTATCGGATATGTGCCATTTACAGCGTATAGATTGTTGTTATACTGTGCAAACTCTATATTATTTACAGTGTCAATTTGAACATCAGCTCCGGCAGGGGTTTTAAAAGGGGTAAAATTATTGTCCATATCAGACCAATACAATTTACCGGCGCAAGCAACAACAATTCTTTCAAGTTTAGGGAAGTTAGGGTGCTTATAAATGATACCGCCCTGTATCATACTTTCTGCGAGCGGAACACCATTTACAATCATTTTCCCCTTAATAGATTTAGGGATATACTTTTCATTAAGGTCAATGTTTTCACAATCAGCAAAAGCGTTGTCCGGTATATTATCCGAAGCAACACGAGATACTAACCCTTTCATAAAGTCATTTATCTGTAAAGTTTGGGGTTGTAGCATTGTGATTACCTTGTTAAAAAGTTCTATTATTAGCTTGACGCTGCATTCCAAAACTTTCAAAACTGTCTTCTTGACTGAACATTTTCTGCATATCTCTTAAGCCGCTAACATATTCACTTTTAAACTCAACATATCTATCGTCTTTATCTTCTAACAGACATTTCCATAAAACATAATCTATTATCAGTTGAGACCATTCCTGAAGATAGTCAATACTGTCAAACGGATTATCGGATGTATCAACCATATTATCCGCAATAGAGTAATACTCTATCTCTACTTTTTCAGAAGTGTCGATATTGTTTGGGCAAAGTCTTATATGCCTATAATCAAGAATATAGAATAGTGGAAAATGTTCTCCCTCTCTCCAATGAGTAGGAAACTTCCCTTGAAAAGCTAACATATCAGCTTCTTCTTCCGACGTGCCTTTTAAGCGTCTGCCGTCAAATAATACCTGTTTAACTTTATAACAGTTTTTAGGTCTAATATATTTTTTAGCGTCTTCATCAAACGCTAAAACTTCTTCCTTTTTTATACAAAAAGTTTTCTTGCATATATCGGATTGAGCAAGATTTGCACGCCTTAAAAGCTCTGACGCTTTCCAATGACCGTCAACATTTTCCGGCTCTTTTAAGCTGCGCTTGATTTCAATTAACATTTCTTGCCAAGTCATATATTATTCCTCTAATACCCTGTGTGCGCAGGGTTTAATCTACGCACACAGGATTATTTGACTTATTTTACTTCGTTGCGCCGCAAACGAGATTGATACCGAAGCAGCCGTTAAGAACTTTTGCCACAAAGCCAACTTTCCAACCGATAGTAGATGTCATCGGTATAGGCTGTGCCAACTGTTCAGGCTGTCTGATATATATCTTTTTCTGGTTGCCCTCTAAATCTACAACGCCAAACGCTTCTCTTCCTAGAACGGTAGCGATGTGGACATCGCCGCTTTCGCTGTAAACGCCGGCAACAGTTTCTCTGTAAACTTCTGTTGCTTCAACGAAACGGACATTGTTCCATTTACCGATTTCGCCGTTATAGAGATAATCAACCTTATCTTTATAAGTGGCAGGGTTATACCATTTTGGATCGTTTTTGAAGTCCAACTCAAGGTCAGGATCTATAACGCAAACAAATCCGCCGTCAGGCATTCTCAATGCCTTATTCTTTTTCAAGTCTCTAACTGCAAGGTCAATAGCAGCAGTCGTGAGCTTGCTTGAGGCGGTAATGCCTGTTCCTACAACAAGTCTGTAGGTTTCCTGATAACCGCCTGCGCCGATAGGGTCGGGCATATTTGTCGCAAGCGTAAGGGTATTACTTGCAGATACAAAGTTTGATATCTGCGCAGTTTTACCGTAATTGGGAGAAAGAGGGTTCGTAAATGTTACGAATCCGCCGTTCCAATAACTGTTAGCCTGTGTAAGATTTGCCGTATCTATGAGCGTGTTGTTAGTTCCGCCGGTAGCTATACCGTCTATTTGATAAGAGGTATTACCGTCAGCTCTGCGTCTCATAAAGCCTGTTCCGACTTCAAGCTTTATAATTTCTTCAACAGACTGCGAAGCCTGTTCGGAAACGATGTCAACTTTATTCTTGATAGTAGGGTCAATGTTGGTCAATGACGCTATTTCAGAAATTTCTACATAGTCGCCGTATTCCGCAACTGTGGCTGAAAGTTCTTGAACTTGAATTTTTTTACCGTCAGTTATACCGCCGTTTCTTGTTTCCGTGAGCGGAGTCGTTCTTTTCGGTAAAGGTGAGTATCTGGAAAAATAAATAGTCTTTCCAGAGTTTTTGGGAAGCGGTCTCTTCTGTCCCAACTGATAAAATGCAAGTTGAGGTATTGCCATTAAAAGAAACCGTTTGTCATAATACGCTTGAACTTTAGGTGATAAATCTGCTGCTGTTGTTATTCCTGTTGGCATAGTGAGCCTCCTATTAAATTTCAATTTTTAAAACAAAACTACACGACATTAGTTTTAAAGATTGCTCTTCAACAAGAGGTCTTTTATAACTATTACTTTTTTACTGCGTTATCTTCACGGCCGAACAGTTTAGAATTATCTATATTAGAGTTCTAATAACTATTCCTCGCCGTTAATTTCTGCTTCTAATTGTTCTAATTCTTTAAGAGATTGCGTTTTCTGTATCTTACTTACCGGAATATCATCAGCTACGATTTTGCCTGCTTTTGCAGGGAACGAGCCGCTCTTTTTCTGATTATCTTTTTCCGCTTTTTCAGAATTTAACTTCTCCGCTAATTCTCTTTTATTGAAAAGCCTTATTTTATTGAGAGTATGTATAGAGGTAATGTTAGGCTCGGTAGCCGCAATCTCTTTTAACTCTGCAATTATTTCTTTAATTTCGTCTTTGCTCATACCCTTAACAAGCTCTTTAAACTCAACATCAGCTTGTTGCATATGCTGTTCTATTTGAGCCTGTTGGGCTGCTTCTTCATCTCCGGATTCAACTGTTGAAGCTTTCGGAGCTTTTTTATTTGAAGCTTCTACAACTTCTTTGAAAATATCTTTAAGAGCATTAACCGGATCAACTTCAAACTTTAATTTAAAGTCTTCAATGGCCTGCTGTTTCTGCTCTTCAGTCATTTGACCGCTATCAATCTTTTCAGTCAATTTTTCTTCAAGAGCCGAAACTTGCTCTCTATACTTCTTGTTTTCATTTAGAAGCTTATTTCTTTCGCTATCGGTTCTATGATACGCTTTTTCCGCATTTTCTCCCCAAGATACAAGATCTTCAAGATACTTAAACTTTTCGGGGATTTTAGCTTTTTTACGAATATCATCAGGGATCGGAGTTTTCTTTTTGGTCTCAACCGGTTCCGCTGGTGTCTCATCTTCTTTTGTCGGCTCCGTTGCCGGAGTATCTTCTTTGCTTGGCTCTGTGCCTACTACTTCTTCGTCTTGCGCCGGCTCTGCCGGAGTTGTTTTTTCCGGTTTCACTTCTGTTTCCGGAGTGTTAATTTCGGTTTCAAGTCTTTGCAAATACTCTGCGCTACTTTCATTCTGTTGTTGATTGGGTAACGAAGCTTCTTTGTTATCGTCAACAATAGTTTGTTTTTCTGACATAGTTTCCCTCTTTTGTGCTTGTTTTTATTAGTTTTCCCAATTTGTCGGAGCTAAACAATAAGGGCATTTAGAATCGCCTTTCTTGTATTCCGCTCCACATCTGGCGCATTCAAACTCTTTTCTCTTTTTTTCTACCGGAGTATTAGGTATTTCTGGTGTATCCGGAGTTACTGCTGGTTTAGTTGCTTTAGCTTTACCTTTTGGCATCGTGATTCTCCTTTTGTTAGTTATAACTATCTTACTCTTCCGAGACAGAACTTTCTGTCTCTTCAAGCTCTTTCAAGCTTTTAGCTTTGTTGATATCTTCAACGCTGTCGTCTTCATAATCTTTTAAGACAACATCGTCAACTTCAATCTCAATCCTTACCTTACCCTTATTCTTATCGTCCCAAGTGTTTTCATTAAGACCTTTAATGTTTCCGGTAACGATAAGCTTAACAGGTTGCATAAGCTTCAAACCATTAAACTTTGACTTATCAATATCTCTTATTTCAGCAACGGCTTTTCTCGGCTTTTCTGTAGCTTTAACAGGTTCAGCTTTTTCCATTTTCTTCTTCCTCCTTTTCTTTAGTTTCAGCCTCTTCCTTATTTTCAAATTTATTTACGATAAGCTGATATGCTCTTGTGCGCTCTATAAAATTATTTATCTGAATCCATTCAAGGCTGGAATTTAAAATTATTACGTTCTTATTTTCCTCAATTTTATTTTTTAAATGCGCTAAAATAATTTTTCCGTCTTCACTTTTAGCAACTCTTTGAAACGCTTCTATCTCTTGTTTAGTCATTTTAAACACTCCGATTGTTTCATATGAAACTTATTTTACGCCATACTATCCATTATATTTCCGCCTGTTCCACCCATACTTACCGGCGGATTAACAAGATTTGGAATTTGACCTGCTTGTTCCGGAGTTATCCCTTTCGGCGCAAATACAGGCTGTTTCTGCGGTGGTAATCCTTTCCTATTACCTTGCTCAATCAGTGTTTGATTCTGCGCCATAAGAGCCTGCTGTTGCATTAAAGCCTGTTGCTGTAAAGCTTGCTGTCTCTGCGCTTCCAACACTTCAAGCATTTTAATATGTTGATTGATATGCTCTTCCCTGATCCGTTCAAATTCAGCCGGCAGAGCCACGCTTTGATGTATTAAAATATGCTGCTCATGGTTCTCTTGCAGTTTTGCTTGCGGTTTCTCGCCCTGCCCAATTAAAACGTTTTCATCTTTCGGGTTTATAAATACCTGCTCAATCTCATCAGCTAAAACTGTTAAATCGTTGTCTCCAACATATTTAACAACCAGTTTGGCGAGGTTATTTATATTCCATATACCAGCAGGGCTTGAAAGCGCAATGTTATACAAGTTCATAACTTGTTGGCCTTTAATTATTTTGTTTTCAATTTGTGTTATACCAAGAGGTATAAAATCATAATCAGCCAACAAAACATCTCTTAACTCATAATTTTTGTCTGATATAGACTTGCCCTGATTTGTTAAGAACGCTCCAAAAGCGTCCACTCCGATAATTTTCTGAACATCAATTGTTGACATATATTGGAGATTGTAAGAGTATGCTCTTCTCAAAAATTCTTTTATAACACAATCTTCAATTGAACGCAGTTTCATAAATACGTCACGCTGCGATGAATTTTGCATATGAGTTGCTTCTGTGGCCGTAGTATCATAACGAGCCGGTAAGCCTTGCAAAGATACCGTTGCGCCGGTAGCAGTATATATATCGTCTTTGGTCATTGCTATCGCAGAGCTTGCTTCCTGAACAAAGTTTGGCGGTCTTAACGGAGCAATCCCGTTTATTCCGGTATCACTACTTATAATGCCGCGAGGTCTTGATTTAAGCTGCGCTGTATCTATACCGCTCATTCTGTCAACAACCCACATACAATCGAGCGCCATAGTGATATTATCCATCAATTGATTTGTAAAATCATTGAGCGCCATTTGGGATGACATAGCTTTTTGGACAACGCCGATTCCAAGACTTTCGGTTTCATCTATATTTTCCCACTTACAGAATACATACGGTTTTTCTTGTATATCGTAAGGGTTTAATTCCATCCTGATAATATGTTTTCTATCAAGAATGGAAATAACACACTCTTCATCTATTCCGTCATTATCTATGTCAAAATTGCACCAGCATTCCAAAATCTCATGCTTTTTCTTTTTATCGGTATAAATATCAGTAAGGCCTGTCAGATCTGATAAGTGTGGCATTAAATCTGTTTTTGATTTTTCCGATGATAAACTTTCACCCTCATTCTGCTTTAAAATTTCGTCTATATCAAAATAACTTTCAGGGTTAGATTTTTGCATTAACCGCAAAGTGCTTTCGGATATATTTTCTTGACGCTCAATTATAGCGTCTTGGTTTTCCCACTTCTCAAAATAGTTCCAATACACAGAAAAAGGAGACATAGGGATAAAATCTATATTGTCATATACCGGCACTTTATCCTTTTTTAAATCAAACTCTCCGCCAACAACCATAGTCTTTAATTTTTCAAAGAACGATTTTCTCTTTTGCAAATCGTTAGTTATATATTTCTCTTTTAAAACGTATGGGACTTTGGCAATACCAAAACCGTATTTAATCGTCTTTTCGGTAAAGTTTCTTAATTTTGTTCTATATTTAATTTTCTCTATCTGTAAATCTATAATCCTTTTATTGATTTCAGCTCTTTGTTGATCGCCTTTACCGCCAACTCCATTGAGTTTATATGTAGGTTGCTGCGCCCATAACGCTTCGTCGCAGAAGTTTAACAGAGCGTTTACCGCTCTATTAGTGATAGGCGGAAACAAATTGGCTACTCCGGAATATGTCGTTTTAACAGGCAAAGAGTTATACATCTTGTCATACTTTGCCCAATTGGATTCTAATTTTTCACGATTAGAATATGTCGTGTACTTGTTTAGAACAAAACTTTTTGCCCGTTCTTTTAATTCAGATAGAGTTTCTTTTGCCATTTTATTGTCCCTCATACTCTTTTATATCGATTTCTATCCGTTCTTCATTTTCGGAATCAACTTGAAACTTTTCTGCGATAACTCTTTTGATGTATCTATCGTCTTCTATAATGCCTCTTTTAACGAGTATATCCTGCAACGGTTTTATAAAGTTATCGACATCGCTTCGGCTAAAATTTTTTATATACCAGTTATATCTAACCTCTACCAACCCTTTTATTGAGTTTTGCGCTGCGCCGGACACTATCAACAAGTTCAAACAATCGTTTTGAAACTTTACATATTGTTTCGTTTTAAACCGTTGTCCTTGCCAAGCGACGTTAATACTCATTGGTTTTATCGGCAATTTAATAATCATTTGTTAAGCCTTTAATATAGTTATCTCATCAATCTTCTTTTCTTTAATTGCTTTGATAAGATTTTCAACAATATTTTTTGATATTCCGCCTGCTATTTTATTCAAACCCACTTTATAACCTAACAAGATACATCCCTCGCTATCGCCAACCGCAGATCCACTATGAATAAGTATTCCCGTAAAATGCGGAACATCCAACAATAAAGGCACATCCTTTTTTCTACTTGGACTATAAGTCATCTGTATCTTGTAAGTTCCGTAAGGTATAGCTGTTTCCCCGTAAACTTTCTTTTCCTTGCTTAAATCTCTGTAAATATCTTCAAGGGTATCGCAATAGTAATCTGTTCCAATATATAACTTGCCCTCTGTTCCAGTATCGTTTTCAAAACGGAACAAATATAATTTATTTGTTTTTAATCCGGCTGTGTTAATTGCTTTGCTAATATCCATTTGCTTTTCCTTGTTGCTACTAAAATCTACTAATGTAGTAATTGCGAGGGTGAGACTCGAACTCACGCCATGACGGTTATGAACCGCCTACACTACCAACTGGGCGACCTCGCAATTTCTTACCTGTTCCACAATTATCACATTTAGGTTTCGTGCAACCCTGACATCTCCAAATTTCGCTCATAACATCCGCCTTAAAAAATGTATGTAAGTCCTATTGCCGCTACTGCAACTCCGAAACCGTATAAAGCTTCTTTTCCATTCCCGTTAGCCATTTGCCCTAATCCGTATCCGACTCCTGCGCCGGCAACCAAATAAAGCCATTTATCTGTTTCTGCTTTCTTCTTTAAGCTGTTCAAGCTCTGATAGTTTGCCAAGTGCAGACTGCGCTCTTCTCTCAATTTCATCTGACTCAA